GTCATGGCCCAATTCGGGACACGTGAATGGCTGTATAACCAAAAGGAGTTAATTTACTCCATGGACCTCAACGAGGCCACGTATAATATCAGTCACGATATTATGGAAGACAACTACGCCTTCCTCGAGGAGGAATTCTCGAACAACCCAGTCTGGGAAGTTTATGGTGACCTATTTAAGGTTACCAGTCGCAGGCTCGACTTGAGCATTCTGCGCCAACAGGGATTTGACGTCCCAGAGGACCTGACGATTGATCAAGGTTCTTTCATGGGCGACGGCTTGTCGTTCATGCATCTCACGCTGATGCTTTCAGCTGTGTTAAATATCGCTAGTTCAAGCGATAAGCAAGAGGTTTTCTTGTTTAAGGAAACCGTGACCAGGCCGTTCGGCCAGTCAGTGGGGGATGATCTAATCCTCCTTAACGCAACCCCAAAGCTGCGTGATAAGTTTGACAAAACTTTAAGCGACTTTCAAATGGTCGCTTCGAAGATCAATGCGTTCTTCGTCAGCGGAGTTTTCGCTGAGCAGTACATGATGAGACTGCTGGACCAGAGGGAACTTGCGAAAGTTCCAGAAGAAAGCATCTTCGGAGACCTCTGGTTTATCGATAGCATCAAAACGATGCTATTAACTGGAAAACCTAAAGTTTCCAGTGAGAAGCGTAATAGCTTCATTGGGCAGGCCAATGCCCTCAACAAGCAGTTGAAATATCTTCCTCGCTGGCAAGCTTGGAAGCGGCTTAAATGCCGAGTCTACCTTTGGGTAGCCAACTATGACGAAGCTGTCAAGTTAGGTAGGGCTAAACCCCACCTGCCACCCGAACTGGGGGGCTTAAGCATCCCGATAGGTGCTTGTGATCCGGCGTCGTCCGAGATCATGAAAGAAAGATATCTTCCTTACTACTTCGCGATGGCGAAGCTTCCCCAAAATGAATTTTTGGGTTACTACCTTTTACTTAAAGGTATTTTCAAGTCGAACCCGAAAGGGGTTCCTTGGTCGAACAACCCAGATCGGGTGTTCGCAGTCGCCAATACGGCGGCTATTATACATCGAGATGAAATCGATGAGAAGTTGAGAAACCTCGACTTCTATGTCCGGATGGGACAAGTAGAAAGGTTAAGATACCTTTCTAAAACCTTTAACTGGGTATCGGCGTCCGAACTGGACGACGAGATGAGTAGGAGAGAAACCTACCTTGAATTCTGGTACAACCCGTACAAGAAGAGGGACTTCAGGACTTTGAAGACCTCCGGCGCCGCAGCGCGGCACCAATCCGTATGGAATTTCATACGGAAGAACCTCGAGCCAGCTCAACCTGAGTACTGGCAACGAGGTGAGGATCTATTTGAGATCCTTGCAGAGCAGTTCCGACGGAACCTCTGGGGTTTCTTTGTAAAAAGAAACGACCCAGCAATCAGCTGGGTATTCGAAGGAGTCAATTCCTTCTATGTCGACTTTGCTAAAGACGACTAATAGCCCACTAGGCTATAGATCTACGAACTGTAGATCAAGGCTTTTGAAAACCTGAGAGCCTTGCGACTCCCGTGCAACCGAAGGGGGCCCTAAGCAAGCGGAGAGCCGGTCTGGCTTCCCGTCTCGCACCAGCTTCCACATTCAAGTGGGAGTTGGGGGGCCGTTATAACAACGGTCGCTCATTTCGTTA